GTACGTGATTGGCGCCGACGTCAGTATGGGCGTCAGAGGCGGTGACTACTCCTGCGCTCAAGTGCTCGACAGTAAGAAACGGCAGGTCGCTGTGTGGCGAAGCCATGTGCATCCCGACTACTTTGCGACTGTGCTGGCTGCGCTCGGGGAATACTACAATGAGGCGCTCATCATAGTCGAGAATAACTCCCACGGTATCCTGACGTGTACGCGGCTTGGCAAAGACATGAACTACCCCAACTTTTACACCGAGACACAGATTGACAAACTCACAGATCGAGAGACCACCAAGCTCGGTTTTACAACGACGAGCAAGACCAAGCCTTTGATCATCGATCAACTGAGGGCCGCGCACCGCGACGATGAGCTTGAGCTAAACTGCAAGGTCACCATCCGAGAGATGCTCACATACGTGGCGACTGAGACCGGCGCAATGGAAGCCGAGTCTGGCTGCTACGACGACTGCGTCATGGCGCTGGCCCTTGCCAATCACGTACACGAAGGCGCTTGGGAACCGATTGAATCGACCGACAACTTCTACATAGAAATGGTATGAAATGAAAACCAAGGACTATAAAAAGCTGGATGACGATGGCATTGTCGTGATACTCGACGCCAACATTCGCCGCAGCGTTGGTTACTATGACAGCCAGATCAGCCGTGAGCGGAAGAAGGCAGTCGATTACTACAACGCCACCTTGCCCAAGAAAGCCCACGACGGCAACAGCAGCTATGTATCAATGGACGTTTACGATGCCGTCGAGTCGATGAAAGCACAGCTTCTTGAGACCTTTGCGGCTGGGAATAAAACGGTGCGCTTCAGCCCGCAGAATGGCGATGACGTGCAAATGGCCGAGGTCTGCACAGAGTACACCGACTACGTCGCTCATCGTCAGAACGACCTATATAAAGTAATGTCGGACGCCATCCACGACGGCCTCATTGCCCGCGCAGGCATCGTCAGGGTCTACTGGAAAGAGCAGACCGAGAGCCATCTGGAGTATGTCGAGGACCTTACCGAGGATGAGCTAGACGCCGTGTTGGCGCAGGAAAACACAGAGATCGAAGAGATCGAAGAAAGCCTCGGCTTTTACTCGGGTGACATCCGCGTGACCCAAGATACATCACAGGTTGTCATTGAGAACGTCGCCCCCGAAGAGTTTCTCATTGAGCCCCAAGCCAAGGGCGACCTCGATGACGTATTGTTCTGCGCCCACCGCTCAACGAAGACCATCACCGAGCTTCGGCAAATGGGCTACGACGAAGATAAAATCGATGAAATCGGTGACCACGAAGACACTGAGATGGAAACAGACCCAGAGCTTCTGGCACGGCATGAAGAGGTAGGCTCAGATCGAGGCTTCGGTGCTGCTGGCTACCAAGATCAGGTGCGGGCCGTAACCTGCTACGAGTGCTATACTATGATGGACATTGATGGCACAGGCGAAGCTGAACTATACCGGCTCGTCAAAGCTGGCAATGTCCTTCTTGAGAAAGAAAAGGTCAACCGCAAGCCTTTCGTTGTCTTTACCCCACTGCCGATACCGCATTCATTCTGGGGCAACAACTTCGCCTCCAAAGTAGTGCCCATCCAGAACGCCCGCACGGTGCTTACACGGTCTATTCTTGACCACGCGATGATCACCAACAACCCGAGATATGTCGTGACTAAGGGCGGCGTTACCAATCCTCGCGAGATCATCGAGGGCCGTGTCGGTGGTATCATCAACGTCACCCGACCTGACGCTATTGTGCCCATGCAGCAGGCTCCCTTGAACCCGTTTATATTCAATACTATCAAGATGTTAGACGAGGACAAGGAGGACACGACGGGCGTTAGCAGGCTGTCACAAGGCACAAACAAAGACGCAGTCAGTAAGCAAAACTCAGCAGCTATGGTTGAGCAGCTTGCGACCATGTCGCAGCAACGTCAGAAGATCATCGCCCGAAACTTCGCAAACAACTTCCTGCGGCCGCTCTATCAGCTTGTGTATCAACTGTGCGTTGAGAACGAGACTGACGAGAAGATCGTTGAATTGGCAGGCGACTACGTGCAGATCAGCCCAGCGCAATGGGCATCTAAGCGCGATGTGACCGTCGAAATGCACCTCGGATACGGCGAACAAGAGCAGGAAGCGCAGAAGTATCTCGCGCTGCATGGCCTGATGTCTCAGGACCCCACACTCAGCCAGATGTACCAAGCGCCAAACCAGTACAAGCTCATGTCGCACGTCATGGAGAACAGCGGGATTAAGAACGTCGCTGATTACCTGACGCCACCAGATCAGATACCACCGCCAGGGCCCGACCCGATGCAAGAAATGCAGATGCAAATGCAACAGCAGCAAATGCAAATCCAAGAGCGTCAGACCGCTTTGGCTGAGGCCAAGCAGCAAATGGACGCGCAGATGGCACAGATGAAACTTCAGCTAGACCAGATGAAAGCACAGCAATCGTTTGCCATGCAATCTGACAACCTAGACCTGAAAGAAAGCCAGCTAGATCATAAGGTTATGGTCGATACAGCCGAGCTAGAGATTGCGAAGACAGCAGATGATGTCCGAGCGATAGCCTCGCCCACAGGCTAAGGTACTACCCCAAGGAGAGCAAAACTATGACCGAAGAAGAACTTGTCGCACAAGGCGACGAGGCAGAGCAGCTATTGGCAAGCCCTGCATTCAATGCCTGCGTTAACACGTTAGTCGAAGGGACGTTCACCACCTACGTCAATTCGGACCCAGCAGACGATGCAGGCCGTGAGACCAACTACCGCCACTATCGCGCACTAGTAGACGTGGCAAACACACTTAAACAATGGGTGTCGATCCGCGATGAAATCAACGACCGCACCATAGATCAAGACGACAACCGTCGAGAGGAAACGTAGGACCATGACAGACGTCCAAGCACACGAAGAACCTCAACCCCGTAGCCTCGATTCAGATGATGCTGCGGACGCCATTCTAAGCCGTTGGGAGGACGCGGAAACGCTATCCGACGAAGGTGAAGAGGCAACGGACGACCCTCGCAACGAAGACGAAGATGAGACACTAGAGGATACGTCTGACGAAGATCAGGATGACGAGACCGAGCAGACCGACGAAGAGGACGACGAGGACCCCGACGACGAAGAACCCGAGACCGATGAAGCCGACGAAGAGGTAGAGTTGTCAATAGATGACGATACTCAAGTCGAAATCATTGTGGACGGTGAAACGCAGCGGGTATCTATCGCAGCTCTAAAACGTTTGCACGGCCAAGAAGCCAGCCTGACCCGTAAGTCTCAAGACCTCGCTGCCCAGCGCAAAGAGGCCGACGCTGCCTTCCAGAAGGCAAACATCAGTTATCAAACGCTTCTCGAAAGAGCAGAAGCCCGAGCCAAGCCATACTCTGAAGTGGACATGCTAGTCGCAAGCCGCCAAATGGATGCTGACGATTTCGCAAAGCTCAGGTCCGAAAGCAAAGACGCAGAAGCCGACTTAAAGTTCTTACGTGAAGAGGCCGACGCCTTCTATCGCAGCGCCCAAGACCAGCAGAAAGTGCTGCATCAGCAGGCCGCGAGTGAGTGCGTCAAAGTCCTTCAAGCCCAAATGCCCGACTGGAGCAACGATGTCTACAATGACATCAGAAGCTATGCAGTCAGCCAAGGGTTACCCAGTGAACAAGTGGATCAATACGTCGATCCGCAAGTAATAATGTTGCTCAACAAAGCCCGCCTCTACGACCAAACCAAAGCCACTGCTGAAACTAAAAAGCAGAAGGCCAAAGTTATCAGGGCCAAGGACAGTAACTCGGGTAAGAAGATACTTAGGTCAACCAAATCACCAGCAAGAGAGGACAGCAAAGCTCGGAGAGTTGCGAAAGCTCACGACGTGCTGCGCTCAAAGACCGGTGATGCTGATGATATAGCGGAGGCCTTACTTGCTAGATGGGAAGCCTAACCCAACTACAACTAAGGAGGTAGCTCAATGGCTACTTACACAACCTACAACCAAGTCGGTCAAGCCGAAGACGTTTCTTCGATTATCACCGACATAACTCCAACCGATACGCCCTTTACTTCTTTGATCAAGTCCGAGAAAACACATGCTCGGACGTTTGAATGGCAGGAAGATTCACTTGCAGCAGCAGGCGTCAATGCCGCAATTGAAGGGGCAGATGCCACTATTGGTACTCTGACTGCAACCACCATGCGATCCAACACGTCGCAGATCCTTACAAAGGCTTTCCAAGTTAGTGCGACAGCCGATGTCATTAAAACCTATGGCCGAGCTAAGGAAACCGCTTATCAACTTGGGCGTGTGCTCAAGGAAATGAAGCGCGATCAGGAGCGGGCCTACGTTGGTGTATCTCAAGCCGCCGTCACGGGCACAGCTTCGGCTGCGCGTAAGATGGCCTCAGTCGATCAAATGATCACCGCTGCTACTGCTGCGGGTTCTGCTGCTCTGACTGAGACGCACATCCTCACTGCGGGCCAAGCTGCGTACGAAGCAGGATCGACCCCAGACGTGTTGATGATCAAGCCTGCGGATGCGCTCATCGTAGCCAACTTCGCGGCTGCGTCAGGGCGCAATCGTGAGTTTGCTAGCACAAAGACGCTGGTGAATGTGATCGATATCTATGTAGGTCCCTTCGGCACTTATAAGTGTGTGTTGAACCGCCATAGTCTCGCATCAGTAGCATGGCTGATTGACCCGTCGATGTTTAAGCAAGTAGTTCTGCGCCCTTACACGCGTACTCTGCTGGCGAAGACAGGCGACTCGGACAAGCACCAGATCGTCTATGAAGGCTCAGTGAAACACATGAGCTTTGCCGATAGTCACAAGATCACTGGCCTTACCTAGACCTAGGCCCGTGTAAAACATTGAGGTCCGGCGGGACCAAGCAGACGAAGGTTGGCTGCTCTCCTTACTTCGTCTTCCCCGTCGGTCCTCTTTTCCAAACTCATTAGAGCAACAGCACAGAGCACCCCACAAAATGACAAAAGATAATAAGCCCGCCCGCACCTTGTTGGGCGTTGAAACAGAGTATTTGCAAGAGGGCAACAATGTTACCTTTAAGCATACCCAAGAGATCACCCCCGCCTTCATGGATGACCTTAAAGACAGCAGAAACGCGAGTAGTGAAACCCGTGAAAAAGACTTCCAGCGTGTGGCTTCGATACCCGTGGTCGTCCATGAGCAATGGCTCAGAGAAGGCTTCGACCTCTACAAAGCCAGCGTCAAAGAGATCACCAAGCGTTTGCGTGACCAGTCTCTGGATTACTTTATGGCGACGGATAAAAGGAACTAGCCCGTGAATAAAGGTGCCCTCAGAACACACTTCAAGGCCCTGCTGAACCGCAGCGATTGCCTAAACGCGCTCGCCGATACTTTCATCGATCAGGGCATCTCACGCATTCATCGCGTCCTTCGTATTCCGTCGATGGAGGCCATCCAGACCTATGCGATCAGCAGTCAGACGGGGTCTATCGCCCTGCCTGCGACCGCTCTGGAGGTCATCGACATCTACCACAACAACAGCGCCCTGACGCGAGTACCTCTGCATGAGATGCTCGCGATGAAAGCCACCGGCCAAGCAGGCACTGCGCTGCACTTTACTCAGCAAGGCACCACGATCCTGCTGTTCCCCGAGCCGCCCAGTGGCACGGTCCACGTCAGCTACTACGGCCCGTTTGCAGCCATGACAGCAGACAGCGATGAGAACGCTCTGGCAGCTACGTCCAGTGATCTGATCATGTACGCGGCTCTGAGCTATGCAGGAGACTATTTCCTCGATGAGCGCGGCCCCATCTTCGAACAGAAGTACGGGCAGTTCCTCGCGGAAGAACAGGAGCAAGCCAACGAGGCCGCGCAGGCAGGGTCGATCCAAGTCATGCGGCCTAGCGCCATCTACGCGGACTAAAGATGCATGTGTTTGCGCTGCTCGTCTTCGTCGGCGGGGCCTCACTAGAGGGTCCTGCGATGCTCTTTGCCAGCCTCACAGCTTGTAACTACCACGCCCGAGAGATCGTCCGTCGCTACGGTCATCTGACGAGCCCCAAGCACTATGCGCTGGCCTACTGTGTGCCTCGCTTCCTTGAGAAACCCGACCAGCACAAGGTGTACAAATGACAACTAAAAACGAATGGACGGGTGCAACCATAGTGCTGGCTCTCGTCGGGCAAGGTGCGGCTATTGTCTGGGCCGTCTCAGGCATGGTCAAAGACATCGAGGCCAACACAGTAGACGTACAACGCATGTCATCGCGTATGGCGGCTGTAGAGAG